CAAAATCTCCATGTGCATCTTTTGATACACTCATAAGATAGTTATAACGCAAAATCATTTTTTCGGATTCAGACATAGCCTTATATTGTTTTTCAATTCCTTGACTTAATGCGAACGCTTCAAGATTTGCTACCGACATATTTATGCCAAGATCGCGCAAAGGTTTTGATTGCCCCATCATTCCTGATTTTATTTTTGCCATTGCCTCTTCGTGAGGAAGATTATAAAATGATGCAAAATCACCAGCCAACCCTACAAGGTCGGTTGACATTTGTATTAATTGATCACCGGCAACACCTGATGATTTTAAAGCGGCACCTAACGTCCCGGTAAACTGTTTTGCCTGTAATTCTGAAAGACCAAATGCGGAAATAGCTTTTTGTGACCATTCATCTATAATTCCGGATGACTCCCTGAAAGTTGTATCGACTACATTTTGAACTTCATATAGACTGCTTGCGAGTTCAACACCTTCTTTTACAAGGTATCCTACCCCGGCTGCCAAGGCGGTTACTCCTATCCATGCATGACGCTTTATATTTTCACCCCATCTTCCGACTGTTCGTTGTACTTTTGCAAAATCAGTCTTAAGGGATTGTGTGAATGTTTTTGTGCTTCTGGTCATTTTTGAAAGCGGAGAGGTGAATTGATCTATTGCACGGAATACAGCTTCTATTGAGTATCTACTTGCCATCATTTGCCGCCTTTTGATATTTGATAAGACCAGGAATAAGAGGGATATAGAAAAATCTTATATCATCAATTGTTATTTGATTAAGATCGGGGAGAGAAGAATAGTCTGTACAAATCTGCAATAATTGCATAACGATTCCGCCTAGTCCCCTTATTTTTTGACGCCTTCCGTCTAATGCTACGTAAGACGTTATGAAGCTAAAAAAAGTGAACTTATCGCCAATAAAGGTTTAAGGTCAATCATATCCATCTGGTCACATAAGTTTATATCATCACCTAACATGGAAGCAAGTACCATATAGGTTTTTTCAACATTTTTTCCTTCTTTGGCACGATCAGATTGACGCAACGTTATTCCCTTAGGACGTTTTAATGTTATGATTTTACCAGCATGTTTTTCTGTTTTTTCTGAAATCGTATATTCGAGATTTGAAGAATCAGGAAGATATACAAGACGTCCTTTCATAATTGCTTTTACAATTTTGTCACGATGTCCGCGGAAGTCTGTTTTTTCATCTTCATTCAATTCTAAGTCGTTTGGTTCGATTTCCCAGTCTTCACAAAATTGATTGAATGAATCAAGGGCAGTTTCACGGTCAATTTTATTTTTCTTTTCTTTTTTTTCAAACATAATTACGCCCCCTGCCTGTTAAGCGAACCATGAACCTCAATTTCCATAGTTGATTCTTTTATTGATTTTTCAGGATCACCGGCTATCATCACGCTACCTTCCCACACAGTACCGTCTACCTCATTTGCAAAGCATGGTACAAACTCATGTGAATCCATAATTTCCTGAATAAACTCCATATCACCACGTGAATTATCTATCACAATTGGAACCGCTTTTAATTTAGCAGTTTTCGCGGTTTTTACTATACGTGACGTACCGTCACCATTTGGTTTAATTTCGTTTGTAAAACCAGCATGTGATAACATCGCATTTACTTCACCATCAACAGGAAAACGCCTGTTGTTAATTGTTATACTTTCTAATGGGCCACCTGACGCCATATTTTATGCTCCTTTCTTATTCTCCAAGATAAAACGAATAATAAACATCTGTTGAGTTAACCTCAACATTACCAGACAGTTTTACCGGAAAAGTAGTATCAATTCTTTTCGGGTTTGTTGAGTTAATTTCAACAGTCATATTTTCTTTTGTGAAAGTTGGATCAGCTATAATCGCGGACCTGCCGGATGCGAGAGAATCAGCTAACACAGATAATACTGTCCTGATCATTTTCGGTTGTACAGCATCCGGGTCATTAGTTGGTGTGCCATCCGGGAGGAGAGGTCTTCCCCTGAATGTTTCTTGTATAATATCAAGATTATATACAATATTCATAAGCTTGATTATATCAACCACATAACGATAAGCCGGTGGATCCTCTCCATCAGGATGATAAAATGTCACAGTATCAGCAAGCGCGGCAAGTTCGCCTATTTTGATGTTTGTTGAAGCCCCGGCCTTAACCGCAAGATCACGTGTTGCATGATCTTCCTGCACCGTGTCTGCACCTGTATGAAGGCCCTGGAGAATACCGATATAATTATGAGCCGGTTTGTCATTCGCTTTTTGCGCAATATCATTCACAAAAGCTTGAGCGGCAATTACAAAAGGTAATTCACGTGAACCTGTTGATTGAATAAGAAACATAGTCCTATTTGGTTTTCCTGCTGCCGCTCCGGTTATCGCTATACGTGTTGAAAGATCGTCAATACATCCTGTTGCAACCAATAGAGGTTTTTTGACCGTCTGTTCCCACCGTGCTTCACCGAAAGTATGATATAAAAGATTTGTATCCGTATCATCATAATTCATACAGTTTATGACGAGAGTTTCCCATACCTCACCTATAATATCAAGAGCGTCCTGTACGTCAGGATTAGTTGCCCCGGATGCCATAGCGGTAACTGAAAATGTAAGACCTGTGCAAATCAACTCTGAAACGTCAAGTGTTATATCGTTTGCGCTTAAACCTTTCCATTTTGAAGTTAACGGAAGCGAACCGGCTGCCACCGCACTTGTTGTTACTGGCATATGAAGAATTGCATCAACCGCCGTTTTCACAAGTGCGAGAGCCTCATCCGCTGTCGCCTCGTCTGGTATAACGATAGGCGCTGATTTAACACCGCCTATATATACATATCCTCCGCCTGCTTCCGTTGCAGCACCGGATGCGTCAATTGAACCGTCAGCCGCAACCCCTGAGCCGTCATCATCAAGAGGATATACTGTAACCGGAATACCTTTAACACCATTTCCATTTGCAGGAAGTAATTGACGACAAACAAGATGAAGAGGAGAACCATACCCATACGTATCCGCAACATATTTTTCAGACGTAACAACAGCCTTGTCGTTTGAATAAGTACCGTTTAACGTAGTTCTCCCCTGGCCTATAACAGCTATTCGTTGAGGGAGAAATAATGCCTGTCCCTCGTTAAAATTTTTGTATGAAACATCAACGCCCGTTACACGGGCAATTATTGATTGTGCAATTGACATATTATTCCTCCGTCATATCATATTCGGTGCCAAATAACACCTTACCGTCATCACTCCTTGTACAGGAGTTAATCAATAATTCAAAATCTTCCATTTCTGCTTGCGGCGAAAATTCGTCATATTCAACTTCAATAGTCAACCTGCAAGCTATTATATTTTCGTACGATGTATTCTGAATATCAGGCTGAAATTTTTCACGCCTTAAAATATTTCTTTTTGCAACAATATTATTCCCTATACCGTATTCTCTTGAACCTAAAGCAAGATATGTATATTCACCTGCCATAAGAATATTTCTTCCAAGTCGCGCTATTCTGTCTGCTTCCCTGCTTGATAATTCATCACCATAATTATCGTCTGTAGTTTCTTTTACCGCATAACAATCAATATGAAAAGTACCAACCGCACGCTGTCTTTCAACCTGATTAGAGTTTTTGTTATCAAACCTATCGTTATCAAACATTACATTAACAAGCGGCATCTCTTCAGATTCCCACGGATTCGATCTTTCAATATACACCGAAAAAGAAAAATCATCCGGATTTTTTGACGCCGAAATTGCAAGTGCTTTTTGATTTTCAATTTCAATCGTAAGTATGGCGGCTATCTGGTCCCGTACTATTTCATTTGAGTCCTGTTTGTCGATAAGTGTTGTTATTTTTGCACTCACTCTTTCGCCTCAAGTATAATCTTATAGATTCCTATTTTTCTATCAGGCATAATCTGTTGAATACAAGATTTATATTCAACGCCTGCCGTATCATAATATCTAACAGTATCACCCTTGTTAGGTGCAATATGATTACTGTTAAAAGTTGTGATACGCCCTGATATTTCAACACTCCTTGACCTTACACCATGCCCGGTTTCAGGGTCAATAAAATAACTTATGTCAGTCGTTTGACATTCAATAACAATAGGTAATCCGAATGAATTATAAAATGTAAGTGAAATACCGAACCCGGTCTCAACATCCTCAAGAGTAAAATCAAGATCGGATTCGGCAATTTCATTCAAGTTCATGTTACTTTTTCACAGCCCCTTTTGATTTTTCATTTTCTTTTTCAGGTCGCTGTGAATCTTTGACCGTAACATCTTCACCCGATTTTTCTTTTTCTTTTTCTTTTTTAGGTTCAAAAACAATAATTGGACATTTTTTATGCTGTAATAATCTTTGCAATCCTGTTTGGCCATTTTTAAAATGTTTTGAAGTTATAAACTCTTTTTCAGTCGGATTTTCAGGATCAACAGGAGGACCGACAATTCCTTTTGTAGTAGAAATTGCATGTCTTTTCTTAACTATATAATTCATACCTCACCTCTCTTATAACTCGGTTGTCAAACAACCGAATGTATCGATTGACACCGGGATTGCAAGAGGACGTCCCTTAACTGTAATATTAAGAGAATCAGCCTCGTCGTCACCCCATACCCTGATATTATATGCCCTGTTGTCAAGATTTGTCATTCCTGCCGGTAAAATCGACGCAAAACGCGGATCAGGCGGTAATATCTGAGGTATGCGACAATATGTAAGGCGAAAATCTACATTTGGACCGTTCATATTCGGCAATAATAATACATTTTCATCTGTAAGAAATGGAGTTAATGTGCTTGTTGAGGGATGCACAAACTTTGCAGTATATTCCCAACAATCAAAATATCTCGCACCAATCAGAAGATTACCGAGAAACTTGACACCCGGATTTCTCATGGTTGGAGAATACGTTCCGGATGCCATACGGGTAATATCAAACTTATCGTTTACTTTTGAATTGGCAAGATAATTTTTTCTTGCAGTTGGTGAAAACACAATATTGTTTATTTCTGTCTCACCATCTTCCTCAATAACATCAACCAGATTTTCAATATCACTATCCGGGTCTGCATCTTCATCCGACCATGGTACTGTAACTGTCGGAAAATGAGTCGCTTTTGGATAGAAGTTCAATTCAAAAACAGCGATTCCATTTTCATCATATAGCGTCATAGTACCAGTCTGAAAAATCTGTGAAATCTGAAATTCAACCGATCTTATGATTTGAGGGTCTATTTCGGCAAGAGTATCAATCATAATATTCATAAGCTGAACCATATACTCCTGATCAGCCGTTTGATATTCTGTTTGACCAAATGCTTTTTCAATCAGATCACCTGGTGAAAAATCACCTGTTAACGCCACGGTAGGTGGAGAAAACTCTTTTCCTGTGTATGCGCTTTTCCTTAATCTTCCACCTTTTTGCGTGAAAGCCGAAATATGTGGGGCTATATACCTTCCGCCCCTTTTGATTTCAACTTTCACTTTTTCAGCGTTAACAATATCACGCGGTGTAGTTCTGAAAAAATTAGTGAGAAAAGGAAACGTAATCACCTCTTGTTTATACGCTTCAAGAAAAGCTGTTCTATATACTACTGCCATATTATCACCTTCCTTATGTTTGATTGTCAAGTATGCTCGGGTCTGTATAATTCACAACCCTTATACCGATATCATTAAGAGCGTCCTTAATTGCATCGGTAATACCAACTCCAGGGTCATTTCCCTGTATGATAAGCAAATCCTCATCAACAGTTCCATTCCGCATAACACCGATAGGCTTATCGCCTGCCCCTGTTGCCACAACTTCATTAAGTGAAACACCTTGAATGTTTGCTGAACCTGCAGGTGAATCACCTGAACTGTAATAACAATATTTTCCTGTTGCTGTTATACGCCCAAGAATTGTGCATTTTGCAACTGTTGCAGCACCTGCAAAGGTGATAACACCCTGTTCATCATGATTAACAGCCCTTATCCCATCATGGGGATCATAATTTGTTACTGTTGGATATCCCATTATTTTTTCCCCCTTGATTTCTTAAGACTCTGAGCGAACTTTTCTGTATCTTCATCATCGTCATTTATATTAGTGTCTACACCGGTTGTATCAACTGTATCGTCTTTCCTGTTTTGAATCGATTGATTTTTCATACCGGCTGCCATATATTCGGCTGATACGGTTGATGTAAACCCTGTTCCGTCTTCAATATATTTGATTGCAATATCAAGACATCCAGCTTGTATTGCAAGTGTTAAATGGGCGTTAACCCGGTCTCTTTCCTGGTCTACCCCGATCTGGATTACCTGGGCGTAGAGGTCAGGATTGTTTTTCTTGAAATCTTCAAGATTCATAATTACCTCCGTTTGATTATTATTGCCCGCGGATGCGGGGATTATTATTTGATCAACAGAAAAATATTTTTTTGACGAAATGGAAGCCGCTACTTTTTCAAGGTCAGACATACAATCTTCTGGTGACATTTTATTTTTCCAATTTTGCAACCTTGATTTTGCAAGTATACGGGCACTTGCAGGGTTTCCTGTTTGTCCGGTTTCTATTATTTCAAAACCAAGTGATGATAATTCCTCTCCATAAAATGATGATTCATCGTCCATAAGTTTTCGAGCTTTTGATTTACTTAAATTTGTATTTTCTGCATAGAGTTCAGAAAGAAGACCGGCTATATCGCGTAACCATTTTGATTCCTTATCCATAGCTCTATAATCACCAACTGCATAACTCCATGGATTATGAATATAATATAACGCCGTATTTTCAATAGATTTTTTTTGACCAGCTAACGCAAGTATTGAACCCATGGAAGCCGCAAGAGAAATAATCCGCGTTTCTGTTTTTCCAGGATAATTTTTGATAAGTGAAAATATTTCAAGACCGTGAAAAACACTCCCACCCTCGGAATTGATAGTGATAAGAATGTCATCACCGTTTGCATCATTAAGTG